GCCAAATGTCTTATCGGTAAATGGTGATTACAAGACTTTTACAAGTACTTGCTGTCTATTCAATCCCATATACTTATATTCAATATTATGTTCTTGAACAAACTCTTTCCATGCTTTAAATTGATGTTCTCTCCAATTTGGATACCCGAAATATTCACCAAATAAAATAACAGTTCCAGAATTAATTCGCTCTGGCCCTGATGCATTAAGAATAGCACTTGTTGATTCATAGGTATCAGAATCTATATGTAGATATGCAAATTCCCCTGGATTTTCTTCTAGCCATCCAGGAAGAGATTCATCAAACCATCCTTTTACAAAAGTTACATTTGGCTCTAGGTGTTCAATTTTATCTACCGCAAATGATCCTGCCTGCCATTCATAACCTTCCCAGTCTACTTTTAAACCTTCCATTGAATCAAAGGCGTATACAGTTTTATCTGGGACCTTCTTTGAAATATAGTTAACAGAGTTTCCTTGCCATACGCCAAATTCTGCAATGTGTCCTTCTTTAGAAATTATCTCTAGTGAATAGTCCCACATTCTTTGCTTGCTTTCATCAAACATTATTATGGCTCTTGGCATTTTTTCTTTTGCATAGTTTGCAGAGTCAATTAAAGACTCTTCAAATAGTACATGCGCTACTCGTCTCATAATAAACATATATTCTCCTTTTTTAAAATTATATCATATTTATGGTTTCTGATGATCTGGAAAGTCATTTCCATACACATCCTTGCCTAAAAAATAAAAGCGATTTACATGATTTTTTAATGTTGGCTCTACATCTTTTCTAAAATTACTAAAGTCTTTTATAGACTGTTTTTCCTCATCAACCGTGTTTTTATCAAAAATATCACTAGCATTTTTTAAATCAAAGCTATCTGGAAAATATCTTTGAACAGGCATTATCGCAGCAATCGGTGCACCCTTTTTATATTTAACAGTTAGGTCTGGTATCTGTACCTTTATATTAATAGTAAAGTTATGTCTTAGGTTATCTGTTTCTATTGATCCAGACATTACCGTTGAATTTGGAATTATATAGTTTGGTGGATTTATTGTCATTAGATTGATACCAGGAGGTGTTCTTAAGACAAATGGTAGGCCTACTGTAAATATACCGCTTCCAAAATGAGAATCAACACTTATCTTGCTGTTGTCGCTATATCCATCTCTTTCTATGACTAAATCTTCTATTGAGTCCCCACCATTCCATGTTACAGAAAAATCGTAATCGACTGCAACCAGAAAACCGTATTGATTTGCTATAGTTAAAGGAAGACATCTATAGAAGTGTGGTGTAAACCAAGATCTTTTCTTGTCTGGTTTAAAGATAATATCGCTATAGTCAACATTATCACCTTGATTTGGTATCAAAGCTATAGTATTGTCTGGAACTTTTTTATTTTTATTTATCATAGTACCCTTCAAAAAATTATATCATATGATGTATAATCTATATGTGGGTAAACAATATTTCTTCTTAGCTGGCTTGTTTCGTTCAGGTAATACTTTGTTGTCTAGTATATTAAATCAAAATCCTAATATATATAGCAGCCCGATTAGTGTTGTTTCAGAAATACTTTGGCAAACGCACCTTATCAAAAATTCACAACATTATAAAATGAACAAAGATAAAAGCCAGCTTGACAACTTTGCTAGATCAGTTATGGATGTATATTATAAAGATATAGATAAACCAATAATAATTGATAGAGAAAAGGGTTGGGCTACCCCGCCAAATTTATCTTTAATAAAAAAATATATAACGCCTACACCTAAAATAATTTATACTACTAGGCCAACGCTTGAAGTGATTGCATCTTTAATTAAGACTGGGCGTGATGTTTATCTTGATTCAATGCATAGCTCTAACTATATATATAAAAACTATTTATCAGAAAACGATAATTTAGCAGATTTTATAATGTCAAATGAAGGAGTTATGAATAATGCATTTAGTGCAATTAATTCAATAAATGACCCAGAAAATGCTGGTGTGTTTTATGTGGTTGATTACCATGATTTAGTTAATACCCCCGAAAAAGTTATTGATGGTTTATATGATTTTTTAGAAATTGAAAAATTTAATCATGATTTTAATAATATAAAAACCTTAGAAGTTTATGATGACTCTAGTGCAGGACTTTACGAAAACTTACATAAGATTAGAGAATTGCTGTCGTTAAGCGATACGGATCCACAAAGTTATTTTTCAGAATATATAATTAATAAATATAAAAACTATAATCTATCTACTTTTATTTAAAGTGTTTTTTTGTCCAAAACTTTTTTACATAATTATTAACTAGTGTTCCTTTAACATACTTGTCAATAATTATAGGCAGCTCGCCTTCTTTTAAAAATGAAAAAGAAGATTCCCAGTCATCACGTTTAAATGGGATCAGCTGTATCATTGGTGTCCCTTGTTCTACCACACCCTCAAACCCTTCTTTTACAAATACAGGTGGAGAAAGTGGATGTTTTGTTGAATCATAATCAATTATTGCAGACATACACCTAAAAGGTGAGTTTGGATATCCTACAGGTGGAATTACTAATAAAGAGTATCCTTTTGGAAGTTGTGGTATCCATGGATTTAGATATTTAAATTGTTGAAATGAATATCCGTCAGGAATGTCTATATCTTGGTTTCCATGTAAATCAAATACTGGTTTATTTACTCTCCAATTTATTGACAAGTTTCCTTCTGTATTTTCAACTGTTACCCCCGCCCATAGAGGAATTATATATCCAGATGTTAATAGATCTAGCATTGGTGTGCATTTTTTAAAAGTTGCATTAGACTCTTGATTACGTATAACTATCTTCTTGCCGTCGGGGTTTTCAGGCATTCTTGCATAAGGATCTGCATTCTTCCACCAGGAAGGTAGGTATTGCGATGTTGGAACTGGTCTTGGAGCGACCTCATAGTGATATTCGCTTAAAGCTACAAATTCAATTTCTTTTGTCATATTTACCCTTTAAAAGTATAGCATAATTTCACTTTTACGAAAATCTGAAAATTTTTCTAAGATGTATGATACATATAATTTAAAAAATAATCAAAAATAAATAGTGAGCACACCACTGGTGCCACCATTTATTCTGATCACTACCGCCCCCAGTTATCTGAGGGGAGCGGTGCCCTGTAAATAGCCGTCAATGCCAAGCAAATCACAAGTGATTTTTACACGTTGATTTTTCTTGAGAGATTTCTTATACATCTCCATAAAATAATAAACGTTTTCTTTTGTTGGCAAATCCATGTTAAACTCTTTGCCGTTCATGCTAGTTATCTTTAGTTTCATTTGTTTCTTCTTTCTTGTAATGGTCTCGTGGATAATTGTTTATAGTACCGCCTGACTTTAGCCAAGCCCTGCGCCTTTCTAGTTCCTCACTCATACACACTTGCAAGGGTCTATTCTTGTTTCGTGTTCATCAAATAAAATAATTCCTGTGTCTCCACATGTCTCGCATGTGTGTGCGTACATTGCGCTCATTTACTTACCCGCTCTCTTAGCAACGATAGCCTCTATCTGTGCTAGTTGTTCTGGTGTAGCGTTGCGAAACGCTTTCACACTTTCTCTAATCCATGGTGACTTAGCCATAGCCTTCTCATGCTCTATTGCATAGCGAGCCTGTTGTTCTTGACGTATTCTGTTTAGTGTATCCATTTAATGGGCTACCTTTCTTTAGTTTGTATAGGACTATCCTATACTAGGGGACTGACAAATTGGGGTCTTATTTGCTTAGGCTCACTGTGATTTGCATCACATTTATTTGCTAAGGCTCATACCTTTTTTGTCACTATTTAATTTTGATAGGAGTATCCTAACACATACCCCGCCAAAAGTCAAGTCCTAACACGGCGTGTCGCATGTGATTTAGACCACATAATCTCCCCCCGCAGTCGGGCGTGTCGTTTTGTCGAAAAAAGTTATCCACAGGGGTGATGTGGATAAGTCATGTGACCCTTATCACAAAAATAGTTTTGCGACACTCCCGAGAAACGGGCTAATTTGTCAGTGGTCTATGTTAGGATACATAGTATAAAGATAAAAAAGAAAGGAGAACCAAATGTTCTCACTAAAGTATAAAGTAGAGTATAACTCTAATCCTAACTACCCTCTATCAAAAGAGTTTGGTAATGTATCTATAACAGTACCTAGCGAACAATACGCTAATGACTACTTAGACCTAGTATCTCAGAAAGGTACTATCCTAGAAGTTTCTCTAACAGAGTTAGAAAACTACACACCTAGCAAGCGCATGGTGTACGCTACTACTAGAAGTTGGGAGTAATCTAATGGATAAAGTTAGAAACCTAGAATTAGAAAACTATCTTGATGAACCTCAAGATGAATTAGCAACAAGGTTAGATAACCTAATCAAGAAAGGAGTGTACACTAAATGAAAAAAAATGTACTAATTAGTTTCGTTACTGATGCAGAAACAGATCTGCAAGCAATCTTTGCACTAAACAGAATAATGGAGAAGCTCCCTGAATCTGATTTAGAAAAGTTTGAAGCATTTGAAGTTTTAGATGCTGTTCAATAAATAAGTTTTTGCGGAAATAAAACACCGCAAAAATTTTCGACAAAATGTGGGGCAAATCACAATATCTCATCGGCGTGTCGCCTTGACTTTTTGGGGTTTCTCGTGTAGTATTCTACCTATACAATTAAATAAATAGCAAAAAAGGTGTGACGCAATTCACATTCAAAATGTCCTAAATGTCCGAATTTAGATTTGATTTTGTCAGCCAAAAATGCTAGACTTACAGAGTAACAAACTAAAGAAAGGTGACAACTAATGTCAGCAAACATCTACACAATAGAAAGCCTACTCGTAGGAAAAACTTATCGCTCAAAAACCTTAACGGGTGAAATTGTTTCAGCAGAAAAACACCCTTCCCCTGTATGGTATGAGAACGCAGAGGCGTATCTCGTAGAGGTTAGAAATCAAAATGGCGGTTATGCTTATCGCACTCTCGCAGTATCAACAGAAAACTAAGAAAGGAAAACTAAATGACACTAGAGGAATTTAGACAGTATCAACAAGCCCAATACGCAAAACAGCGTGAGGCTAATAAAGAAAAAATCAACGCTATGTTTCATAGTAACTCTCGCCCATTAAATAATTCACACCTACTAAAGAAAGCAGAAAACTAAAAATGACTAACACTACTTACACAGACTTCCCATTCACCGCTAAGGGAATCAACTTTGTTTCAAGAGTTTATTCTAACTCTCCATTCCTTTCACGCATTCAGCAATTGCCAGCAGGCGTATTTGAAAGCATGAACATTGACGCAGTTTCAGATTTGCTAACTATTGAAAAAGAATACACCCTAGATGAGGTTCAAGCAGAACTAGACCGAGTCAATGCAGGCGGAAGCCATGCGTTTATTTTGTTAGGAGAAAACAACTAATGATGACACGAAAAGACTATGTAAAAACTTCAAACATTCTAAAGGGTTTTTCTGATGAAATTCATCCAGCAGTTTTTGAGGATTTGGTTGAGGAGTTTTGTCAATACTTTGCAAGCGATAATGAAAACTTTGATAAAGTAAGATTTGAAAAGGCTTGCGGTGTTGATGAGTTAGGATTGATGCTAGCATGAATAGATTTATAACTTCCCTTGTTCAAATTCTTTTGTGGTTTCCAGTTATTCTTATTTTAGTATTTGCATACAGAGAACGCAAAAAGCAAAAGTAAAAAAAGATCCTAAGCATGATTTAAAACTGCTTGAAGCTTCAACTAAAATTTTCGACCCCCGCAGTCGGGCGTGTCGCTTTACGTACGATGTGATTTTTACCACAATTTTGAGCGGCGTGTCGTTTTGATTTTGTCGGTGATAAATGATAGGATTACAGAGTAATTAAATGAAAGGAAAACTAATGAGTGAGTTTATTTTAATTAAGTCAGTATGCGGAGAAAAGGGTTCTTTCGTAGATGTCTATGATTTAGACCTTAACCCTCATGGAGTTGTTTGTTGTGATAATTGTCGCAGCATTGTGGCTACTCGTGAAAATTGGTTTGCCGAACACGGCGTGTCGGTTTGATTTTGTCAGACCACTATGGTAAGTTTGCAGTATTGAAAGAAAGGAAATGAAAAATGGATAGAATAGAATACGCAGTAGAAAGAATTCACAATTGTGATGAGTGTGGAGGAACGGGCTCTCAGTTTTGGGCTAATGGTGAAGACTATGACTTTGAGACTTGTGAGGAGTGTAATCCTCACGAACTAATCTTTGACTATGATGGAAATGTAGTTTGGGATAACGGAACGCTATTTACAACACAGGAGGCTAACTAAAATGGGAAGTAATTTTGCTAATGATTTAGTTACGCTTGGAGATTTGGGTATTGTCTTAGACATTGAAAGTCAGATAGGTATGCACCTTCAGGCTAATCATTATCCACCTGTTCCCAAGTCTATGGTCAAGCCTTGTGTTGAGGCTATTGATGCAGTAAATGATTTAGGACTATGGAATTTGGACATTGAGTTGCCTGAAGGTATCTCATGGCGTGGTTTGACTACCGCCCCCGCTTCGGCTATTATTGAAGCACACCACTTAGACGCTTGGATTATTGAACGAGAGGAATACTAAAATGGAATACACTTACTCACTTACTACCTCGTATGACGGGGAACTAGTAAACACCTTGCGAGTATCAGACATGATGGAAGCAGTAGACGCATGGAATAAATGCGTAGACTATGGAAATGCTAAAGACTATGCTACTTATAACCTATCAGACCCAACAGGTAAAATGTATACAAAAACTTTCTATGCCAATGGCGAAGTAGTTATAAAATAGGTATACAATGAAAACTATGGATTATCGCATGGTTGATGTTCTCAACGCAGACCAATTAGAAGTAAATGATCTAATTGGTGTTGCGGATGAGATTGTAAAAGTTATTTCAATTGCCCCGCTTTCTGATGGGTTTTCACTTGTAATTGAAAATGAATTTGGTGAAAAAGATTTAATTGAAATTCTTGATGATGAACAATTTGAGTTATTTATTTTAGAATAAAAGCTGCAAAAAATTTCGAGGGGCCCGAAATGTCCGAATTGCCCCTTTACGTCCGATTTGATTTTTTCCCCTATTTCTGATAAGATTATTCTATGTTTAAGAAATCTAGTGAACAATTACGTCATCTGCAGGAGCTACGCAGATCTAATGCCGCTACCCCTTTACGTAACAAGAAAAAATACACTAGACAAAGTAACAAAAAAATGTTAGACTTAGAAAGTAAAGAGAGGCCCCAATGAAATTAAAACGCTCTAATGATAGGAAAGTTACTAATGCTGTATCACCAAATGGAAAAACACCAACAATCGCCAACACTTTTGGATTACCTAGCGGCAAGGCTTACTCATGTCCTGGTGAGACCTCTGTATGCGCTAAAGTATGCTACGCAGGAAAGCTTGAAAAAGTCTACAAAGGTGTAAGAGATACACTATTACACAATTGGAATTTATTAAAAGACGCAGACCATGACACAATGGAAGCATTACTTACAGACATGATTAATGATTTCAAGAAAGACTGTGAAAAACGAGAAGCCCCAATGTTATTTAGAATTCACTGGGATGGCGATTTCTTTAGTGACGAGTACGCATTCGCATGGAAGCATGTTATCTTAAATAATCCTGATGTTCAATTCTGGGTTTATACACGAGTAGCCTCTGCTGCCAATATGTTAAAAGATATAGATAACCTATCTCTCTATTTCTCAACAGATAGTGAGAATAAAGAAGTTGCTATTAGTCTTAATAAAGATAAGGGAATTCGTTTAGCATACCTTGCCGATACCTTCGCAATTGGGCAGGCAGATCTAAAGGCAATGATAGGCAAGCCTGGCGCTAAGTGCCCTGAAAATAAAAAAGCAATTCCGTTAATTGACAAAGAGGGCTCTGCCTGTGTAAAATGTTCTCTGTGTGTCTATAATAAGGCGGACATAGTATTCTCTGCTAAAAAGCGGTAGAGATAAACAGAAAGGCAAAACTAGTGGAACTAATAATCCTATTAGGCATAGCCCTGCTAGCAACACTAATAATGGCTGGGGGGAAGTGATTTACCTCACAAATCTCAAATAATGAGATTTTTAGGGAAAATAACTTGACAAAGCCAAAAATAAATGAAATAATAAATACCATAACCAACAACAAAGGAGAAATACAAATGACAGTATCAGTATCAACTTACAAGGTCGGCGACACTTACACTTCACAGAAGTCAAAGGTCACAGGCGTTATCAAGGAAATCGTACCAACAGACAAGAACACAGTTCGTGTCAAACTTGATGTAGAAGGTCAGACACGCTGGACAACTTGGAAAGCAAACTAATTCCTAACAAAAAACAGGAAAAGTCCTGAGCATGACTACTAAAACTGCTCAATTTGATTTCTTATCTAATAAATGTTAGACTAGATACCCCCAACAAAACACCAACAGAAAGGTAATACATAAATGGCACGACAGAAAGCAATTAGCGTAAAAATCGCAACACCAAAGGTAATCAAGGCACTAGAAACTCGTCTAGCAGAACTAGAAAAGAACTATGCCTCACAAGAAGCCAACGAAGCAAAGCATGAAAAGGCTATGGAGAAGTGGCGCAAGGAAGTAGCAAAGTTCGCTATGGCTAATTTTGCTAAGGCAGAAAACTTCCGCACAAACTATCGCTCATGGAACAAGACACTCAATGTTGATTTTGATTTAACAGTTAGTGAAACAGACTTTCCTAAAGAGCCTGAGAAGGACTACGAAGTTCTACACCGCCACTCATACAATGAGATGAAAGAGGAGTTATCTAACGCTATCCGTATTCTCAAGATGACAGATGAGGAAGTAGTTTCTACTTCTACTTACAACGCTATCGCCCGATACTTGTAAAATTACTTTCCTGAGCATGAAATAAAACTGCTCAACACCCCAACTAAGAAAGGAAAATAAAATGACACTAGGCGGATACACTTACCAAATTGGTGATTTATTTACAACAAGCAAGACAGGCGTTACAGGACGAATTGAAAAGTTTGTTCCACAAAGTAAAAATGTAACTCGTGTAATGTTGCGCTTAGCAAACGGACAACAGCGTTTTGCTATGGTAAAAACCTACTAATAAAATTATCCTGAGCATGATAAAAAACTGCTCAAAAAATTTTCGAGAAAATGTGACCAAGATCACACAGCAGCTTTACGGGGGATTTGTATTTTTTCCATATTTCTGCTAGACTTGGTATATACCCAAAGAAAGGATGCCCCTAATGATATCAACCGCATTAGCAATACAAGACGCAACAAAAGAAGCAATTCACGACGAGGATGTTATGGACATGGCTCGCTCTATTTATCTAAGCAGACATGAAGTTTCTGAGGATGAGTTTATCAGAATGATGTACATTTATTCTGCTCATTTGTCTGCTATGACTGCTACTCTAGTTACTCATGCTTGCTTGACTGAAAGCCAACTAAATGATATGCTAGAAACAATAAAAGAAATGGAAGCCCTAGGAAAGGATATAGAATAATGGAAGAAACAAATACACACTACATGACACGAGAGTTTCTTGAAACTACCCTTGTACAAAACAAGGAGCGCATTCAGCAACTTGAAGAGCACATACAGACAGTAACTCAGCGCTCATATGGTGAGGCTGCAGAGCGTAACCGTATGCGTAATGAAATGCAAGAATGGACCTTAGAAAACTTAAGCGACGGTACCATTTCAGAAGGTTCTGCAGAAGAGATTGCAAGCATTTGCGGTTTTGAGTTAACAAATGAATTTGAATTAGAGGTTACAGTTCAATATTCAGTTACAGTTAATGCTCGTGATGAAGAATCAGCAATTAATTTAATTCATGATATTGATTTTGATTCAGTGTCATATCCTGAAGGTGTTACATATCTATCATCCACTGTTGACAGAATAGATTTGTGATAGGGGGCTATCCAAGGACCTGAGCACGTCTTTAAACTGCTTTCGCCAGGCTGATTAGGGCGATCATAGAAATACTATAGAGCTAGTTCATTGGGGGACTAAAAGAACCCATACTACCTGAGCATGTAGGAAAAAGGCTCAAAAAATTTTCGACCCGCTGTGATTTTGATCACATTTACGATGGTGTCCGATTTTTCCCAATTTCTAATAACCCTATTTGACTTTGTCAGTCCTGTCTGCTAAGATTGATTCATATCAAGAAAGGATATTAATAAATGGCACATGAACTAGAAACCCAAAATGGCGTTGCCTCATTCGCATCATTCCGTGAACCTGCTTGGCATGGTTTAGGAACTGTATTCACAGAAGAAAAAACAACAACAGAAATGTTGTCTGCTGCTAATCTATCTAATTGGAATGTTCGTCTTGAAGACGTAAATATTCCATCTCACTTATCATCAGATAAGAATTACCAATATGTTGTTCGTACTAATCCTACTGACAATTCCCAGACAGACATTTTAGGTGTTGTCGGTGAGCGTTACCATGTTTTGCAGAATGAGGATTTATTCTCATTTGGTGATAACATTCTTGACGGTGGAGGTCGTTGGGAAACTGCTGGCTCTATTCGTGGAGGTCGTGTAGTATTTGGTTCTCTTGCTCTTGAACGTGAGACAGTACTAGACCCTAGCGGTGTTGCAGATAAGGTAAAAACTTATTTGCTCATTAACACATCACATGATGGCTCAATCGCTATTCAAGCAAGCATTACACCTGTTCGTGTAGTGTGCGCTAACACTCTCAATCTTGCTTTAGGCTCTAAGCGTGGCAAGAACGCTATCAAGCAATCTTTCAAAATCCGTCATACTCAGACGGCTAATGGTAAGGTTCAAATTGCTCGTGAGACTTTAGGTCTTGCTAATAAATACATGGACGCTTTTGATGTTATGGCTAAGGCTATGATTGAAAAAGAAATCACCGCTGGTCAATTCAATGACATTATTCTTGCTGCTTACCCTAAGCCTGAAAAAGATGCTAAGGGCGCAATCAAGAAGTGGGAAAACAAGGTTGATGTTATCAATGACATTTACACAGGCGAATTCAATGGTATGATTGCTAATACCGCTTGGGGTGCTTTCAATGCTCTAACTGAACGCCTTGATTGGCACCGCTCTGCTCGTGGTGGGAATAACGAAAGTATTCTTGCTGCTGCTTCTGGTTTTGATGCTACAATTACAGCAGAAAAAAATCGTTTGCTAAAAGTTGTAAAAGATGTTTTAGCGATAGCGTAAATAAATACGCAACTCCTGAGTAAGAGTATAAACTGCTCACTTTTTTATTTAGATCAAAAGCTGCTAAAAAAATTCGAAACCATGATATTTTTTTATATTGTTTAATTACGAACGACTTGCTTTTTTCCCCAGTTTTTGGTATTCTTTATTTACCACAGAAAGGAAAAATAAATGTCTAGTTTTCTAGAAAATGAAAATCAAATGGTTATTGATGCTATCTATCATGAGATTGGAGAAATGCTAGTTGAAGACTGGGTTAACTCCAATTTAGATGAAGGGCAGATGTTTGCAGATTTTAGATTTGCAGAGATGTCTGATGATAATTACATTAAGGGTAGATTTAATCTATTCTATGATTTAAAACCAGGGGACCAATACTATCTAGAATGGGATGAGGAAGCATAATGTTGGGTTATGACTTAGAGGATTTAAACATAATGATGGATTCACTAGCAGAGGTTATTCAGATTGAAGAATCTTCTCAAACCCCGTCAATTTCTGATAGGAATCTAGGAGGACTTAAAACAAGCTTGTTTTTCTTACAAGGCTTGTGGGCAGAAGGGTATTTTGACTGAGGGGCATGTGTCCTAAATCACACCCAAAAGGCTTTACGAACGCTTGACAAAAACCCCCATTTTTTGAGATAATTGCATTACGACCAACAGAAAGGACCCTAAATGCCAAATTATTGTTTTAATACCTTGACTATTCAAGGACCGAAAGAACAAGTAGACTCTATTAAGGCTAAGTTAAATGAGCCTTTTCAAAGACATCATGACCAATGGAATACAGAAACTCAGCAAATGGAAATAAAAGAGTATTTCTATAATAATCCTGTGTTTGCATTTTGGAATATTTATAATCCAGTACAAGACGGTATCTCTAACGAGGTCTACCTAGGTCAGCCTGACCATACTATTCCATTTGCAGAACAAATGAAATTTAAGACTAATGATTGGTATTCATGGAATGTCCGTAATTGGGGAACCAAATGGGATGTTGCTGTAGGAGATGAAGATAACTATCCTGATACAGAGTTATTAGAACATATGGATAGAGGAGAAGACCAGTGGGTTATTTATAAGTTCAATACCGCTTGGTCTCCACCTGCTCCTGCTATGGAGAAGTTGTCTGCTCTAGTTCCTAACTGTGTAGTTACTCTTTCCTTTGAGGAAGAAACAGGTTGGGGTGGCGAGTATGAGTTTGTCAATGGAGAAATGACTGCAGAATCTAATTATGATTCTAAGTGCCGTGACTGTGATGCAGAAGACCAAATGGAATACTGCGAAAACGATTGTGGAGAAATCTGCAGTGCTTGTCATTGGTTAGGTGAGGCAGACCTAGAGTGTGTTGCAGAATGTGATGAGCACAAGATATACTTGGACGAGGAACATGTACCAGATTACAGAAAGGATGAAATCAATGTCTAATTACTTATTAGAATATATGAAGATACATCTAATTAGTTTAGAACAAGATTTAGAGAATATAGCCCAAGAAATGGAATTGCTTGACCCTGAATCTAAAGCCTGTAAAGAATTAGACTATGAATATAATCATATGTCAGGACAGATTCTTTCTACCCGCCATTTTATACAGGTAGGAGAAGAACATGCAGGCAATTAATGAGTTAGAACCATATCTGCAGAAGGCTGTTGACGCTGGCATATCTGGATTGGATATCATGCACGGTCATCTCAAAACATTAATGCTGGAGGCTGAGCGGGAACTAGAAGAGGCAAGCCGCATTGAGATTGAGAACGACTATTCAGACGCAATAGAATCCATGGAGCGTAAATACTGGGAAGGCCAATGTGACGCTCTTTCACACCTATATGCATTAACATATCAACTATCATTTGCCATAGCAGAAAGGGACGGGCAATGAGTTTAGATCTACAAGAACAAACACGTATGCTAGATGTATATCGTGATATTGAAGATATCATTGACAGAATTAGTAAACTTCCTATTGGAATGCCGCTAGTCTGGGTATATGTCTGGGATGTTGCTCGTCAACTATGGCATGACATCATGGAAGGTCAGGAAGAAGAATTCTGCACAGCCATGGATGAAGAAGAGATGTGGGAACTGTTTTGGACCCAGGCTGATAAGAATGGGTTTACTTTAGAATACGGAACAGAGGACCTATATGAGTCTATCCGTGATTGGATGTTTGACCAGGGTATTATTGAAGAAGTAGAAGAGGAAGAGGAATGATGTACGAGCAGTTGACATTAAACTTAGATTTTGATATCATTGAGCAAACTATAGAAAGGGAAGAGTAATGGGAGCTCGTTGTACATTTGTATTTAAACAGTCAGAGGAGCAAGCTGTAGCACTATACAGTCATTGGGGTGAAGACTCTATGTATGAGGACCTAGCAGCAGCATTGCGACATGCAGCACCACGGGTAGGAGACCAATCCTACTACGTAAGAATGGCAGTTAGTTATTTACTGCAGCATAGTATTTTGGATGAGACAGGTTATGGCCTATATGCATGTAATCCTAATGACCTAGGTTTCATGGACCATCCAATTGTAATTAATCTATTAGATAGTACAATTCAAGATGACACTGGAATTCACACTATTGATGAATTTGTTAATTATCATGCAGGCCTAAAGGTTTAGTTGAGGGTCCGTGTGGTGAGCGGACTGTATACGTGGGACGAGGGGTCCTCCCACGACAATAAGGGTGGAGCGCAGGCTGTGGTGGGCTTGCGCTCCCCCAACATCTTTGATACAATAAGAGAGGGTATAAATAATGACATACAGGATTAGTAAGGGGATTACCCCCGAAGAGCGAGTAGCCAAAAGACTAAAAACAATTGTAGAAGACTTAGATTTAGACCTAGAACAAACTGGAGTAATGCTTGCTAGAGTATTGCCACATTTGACTTATACAAGATTAGTCACTATGATAGAAGCGGCACAAGAGGAAAAAGAGTTTATTCTAAACCCTAAGAAGCGACATGAAAGTTGGATACAAAATGGACTATGGTAAGGTAGCAGACATACTAGCAGTAATCTATAATGATGGTGTAGATTTAGAAGCAGTAGAATACCTGCCTTCTGAGTATTGGTTAGAGTGTGAGGACGGGATAACCCTTGCTACATTTATTTCATCTGGTTGGGCAGAGCCTACCGAAATGGGTAAATCTCAGTTAGAGTATGCCTGGCGTGTTCTTTGTGCTGCCAGAAGTCTTGACCCTGAAATAATGTATGAAACTCCACTTGAGTTTTTTGAGGCACAGATAGTAGAAGCTGATGTTATCCCAATTGAGGAGGGTAGAAAGTAATGCTTGACTATAAAACAAAATGCAATATTCTATCAGATCTATGGGAGAACTATAGAGATGAAGAATCTTTTATAGATTTTATTGAATATAACGATCTTGGATTACCTATGGCATATATGCTACGGGAAGGTTTAGTCAACGAGGTAACAGAAACAGGACAGTTATATATCAATGAGACATTTAATTTATTTATTGCTGCCCTTCAAATTAAAGAAGAAGAAATCAAAGAAGGCACAACATTAGATATCTTATTAGATATGGCTGAGAAAAAGCAAAACCCATAAGATTTTTCGACAAACCTTTTAGGAATTTATTAGATTACGAACATCGAATATTTTTCCCATTTTTTTAGATTACGAACAAACAATATTTTTCCCCAAACCCTATATCCAAACATATCTATATCCTTATACCAGGTATACTTCTTATAGTAGTAATTGGTATTCTTTATATACCCCGCCATTTTTGAAAAAATAAGATTACGAACGAGCTTTTTTAAGCCCAGCATTTTGACGGGCATCTTACCACACGACGGGCGTTTTGTCAAGGGGCGCAAAAAACGGGACGGTATAAAAAAGATTACAACCAATACCCTATATACAAACACTATATCCTGGATAAAATAGATTACGAAAGCTATAAATTTTTTCCTGGATTTTCCAAATATTATCCATATATTTTATAACATTTTGTTATTGTTTTCCACAATTTTGAGCAATTTTTATAACATTTCTATATCAAATATTGAGACATGTTTTGCTCATATTGTGGGTAAATGGATACTTGACAAACAATTTGATATGTGGTATATGGGGAAATTCCCTGTTTTAAAATTTGGAAAGGGGGTTTTGCCGCTGCAGCATTACGAACGCCCCTCTTAAAAGTGGTCCATTCCCCACTATCCTCCACTTTCCTCCATTCATAGAATATAAAATTATCCACAGTAAGATTTAAATGTGGATAAACCTGTGGATAACTATGAATTATTGCCTATATTTTTGTCTATTTATTTCCCAATTGTCAATATCTCTTGGTAGATCAAAGTCTTCTGTCCAATCATTTATCTTTACTACATCAAAGCTATGCTTGTTAGTTTTTAACTGTTCGTATAAACACCAACCACCAGGTAGATTAAAATAATCAGAAGACTCTATAATAGAGCGTATTGTATTATCTAGTATAGGTATAGACTTTCCATTAAACCCAATTCCCCATATTTCTTTCCAAGGCTTTCCAGTTATCTCTGAAGCCCTATCCCTAAGATAAAATGATAGATCAGATTTATCATTCATTATTGTTTCAACTGCTTCATCTGTAAAATATACATCTGCAAAAACGAGAATATTTCTCTCTGATGACCATATATCCCTGCTAGACCAAAACTTGGCTACATCTTTCCATGCTTTATCAACAGGGGGGACATAGGTTTGAGCCCCATTTACGGTATCTTCTCCATCATTACACACTATAACAATATTATCTGTATACTTAGAAAACTGCCTATAAGTTCTTTCAATTAATACTTCTTCTTCAATTAATAAACGATGCTTGGGGGTTCCCCTATAATTTCCCCACCTGGTTCCATTTCCTGCAGCTAATATTAAAACCTTTATCATAAATCAAGAATACCATATCTGGTATCATAGATATATGTATTGTCGTCATGTTTATGAGTATGTTTATGCAGATATCTGCCCTCATTGTGGGAAAGATACTCATGAAACTGATTGGAAATTTGAAGCAGAATTACATAAAGAGTGGATATCATCTGGTAAAGCATCTTCTCAGGGGTGGTGGTCTATCTAATGCCTAGCCAAGAATCAAAATGGTATAAAGATATAAGACTGATTAAGGCTTTGGACGAAATTCGTCAGAAGAATCTGGCCTTTATGTCTTATTGTTATTATTGTGACGCTAAGTCCATAGATATAAAAGCAGTCAAAGAAAAGCTATATCCTGTATGTGAAAAACATGATCAGGAAAATAACATAAATAAACTATTGGAGTCTCAATCCTCATTTGAGGAATAATACGAGGGTAGATCAGTAAAATCCCCATATGCTTCTTCGCATAATGGGCAATAACTATTAGCAGTATTTGTTTGATCTAGGCTAATCAGCAATAATCCCTTATCCTGCATATCTAATATTTCTGGATCTACTCGTCCATGGATTATAGGTATTAATTTAGCTTTACATGTTATACAGTTTGTTATCATACTAGGATAAGTTTAGCATACTTCTATATACCGCCCTGATTTGCATACTGCCCATATATGCGCTATAATTGATACTAGAGACGTTAGCCCTCCCTTTCTGGGGCTATTTCCTCTTCTCCTGAGCATGAGGTTAAAAGGCTCCCTTTCTGTATTGAAATACTGCCCATGTTGTGAGATAATGAATATATGAGTGATTTAGATGAATTTATGAAAGACCCATGGAAACGATTTAATGAAATGCGTAAAACCCCACATGAATGTGATTATGACTATAGAATAGACTCATCAGGAACAATGTTTTTTGAAATATGTAAATTATGCTTAGATACAAAAGGGGTCGTTGAAATGAATAATAATGAGGAATTAAATGATTAAAAATGAATGTAAAAAATGTGAGATGAGCTTTAAAGATCCTTTATATTGGGATGTTCATCAAACTATGTCAGATAATAGTATTTGGTGTGTAGTTAGAAAACCTTAACCATACCGCCCTGTTTAGGGCATATGTTGGTTTTAGTTTTCTATTTTCCGCCGAACTTAAAAGATTGACTTTGGCCTATTTTTTCGCTATACTTGATATATGGGTAGAGTTGTAATTTGTGACATTTGTAAAAAAGAAATAGAGTTGCGATGGGGCATTTTTGGACATGATACTTTATACCGTCATAGAAAGGAACATAAGTGAACGAGCAAGAATTACGTGAACAGATAGCAAAAGAGATTGAAACAATTGAAATTCAAACAAGTATTACAAACGCACTAGGTATGCGTATTATGGCTGCAAAAGTTGCAAGAGGAGAAAAATGAAAAAACAAAAATATTTTACTAAAAACATAAATAATGAGTTGGAAGTCATTGATGAAGATATTGTTAATGATGTTATTAGGCAATACATTGAGAGAAAGTATATAGGGGTAATAGTACTATCTACCTTTATTATTAGCTTTCTTCTTGGAGTTATTGCTTCTTGACATACCGCCCCACTTATGCTAAACTATTAAAGCAAGGGAATGCGTAACTATACAGAAAAGAGAGAGCAATGAATCCTGAAATAACGCTAGTGGGTCGTCTTGGTACAGATCCAGAAAAAATCGGAGACAAGGGTGTACGTCTTCGTATTGTAACAAGTGATCGTGTAAAAAGTGCATCTGGTGAATGGTCGGACAAGGATACTTCTTGGTGGACTGTTAAGCTTTGGAATAAGCCAGCAGAGCAAGCATTTACAACGATTAAGAAGGGCCAAGAAGTTATGGTCCGTGGAACAATTTATCAAGACACTTGGACTGATAAAGATGGTTCAAGTCGTAGCACTTACGAAGTAAGAGGAGAGTCTATTGGAGTAACATCCTATACTCTTGCAAAGAATGCGTCGCCATCAATGGCAATGACAGTATCCACTGAGGATCCGTGGAAATAAAAATGCGTCATTAATATGACTTCATTGAAGATTGGAGGGCGGTAAGAATTGATAACTTCCGTCCTCCACTTCGGTGGATTGCAAATTTAGCTATTATTATCGTCAATTGCTTTATTTAATACTGCAAAATCAACAAATGATCCAGTAAACAACATACTTCCCATATGCTGTAGTTTTACCCAAGGCATTAACCAAGTTTTATATCCAATTTTATTTGCCCAACGTGTAAAGAAATAGTCCTCTGACAAATATGTATTGTCAATTTCATCAATCTTACAATCAAAATAAGCAAACATAGGTTCTTCAGTTTTTGCATTTACATATCTTTGCTCTGGGTATGCTTCGTAAAACTTTTCAAATACTTCTCTTGCAATGAGCATAAATCCAGTACTGCCATCTTTAATTTCTACTGGGTTGGTTAATGATATTTCTCTTTTTTCACCATAAAAATTAATACCGTATCTACCAGAATATTTCATATAATCAGATTCTTGTTTAATTAGTCCAAGATCTTTTGCTTTTTGTATTCTGTCCCATACAATTGTTTTATGTGGATATGGTCCAACAATTATCTGCTTGTCATCGTTTGTAGCAGCAAGATATACAGCATGTATAAAATCAATATAATCAAAAGAGATATCGCCATCAATAAAAAATAGATAGTCGTAGTCACTATCTAAAAATTGTTTAACAATTTCGTTTCTTCCACGAGCAATCAGTGACTCTGAAGTTATATATGTCATTCCTAGCTTTATATTTTCTTTAGCACAAAAAATAGAAAGCCTCATCATTGACTCAAAATAATTGGCAAAGCTCATACCGCCATACATTGGAGTACCAACCATGACGGATTTTCCTCTAACTACATTTAAATCTATATTGTTATCCATAATTCCCCTTTCCTAAATTATACACCATAGTTGCACTATTTGATGTTTTCTGATATCATGTATGTATGGCTGAGGTATCTTTTAATATTACAAAAATAGGTCACGAAGTGGTATTTTGTACCCTTTGTTTTGCCATGGTACCGTCAGACAAGCAGTCAAATCATGTTCGTTGGCACGATAGGATGAAAGAATAATGGCATACGTTATAACAGATGCATGTAATGATATTAAAGATAAATCTTGTATTGATGAATGCCCTGTAAATTGTATTTATGAAGGAGATCAACAGCTTTTCATAAACCCAGATGACTGTATAGATTGCGGTGCTTGTGAGCCTGTTTGTCCAGTTAATGCAATATATTATCAAGATGATTTACCACAAAACAAAAAAATATTTATAGAAATTAATAAAAATTTCTTTAATAACTAGGGAATTGGTTATGTCAAAAAAAATTATTTTTAAAGCAATGGATGAAGAAGGTTTTAATATTCAGGATAGACCATATCCAGCATCCAAAGCTATTCCAGAATGGTGGAAAAATCATAGCATATATGATAATGGCTCAAACAAGCTTGAATTGATTAACAGAACTCCAAACTTTTCTTTTAAAAAATGTACTCCAATGCTAGATGCATTAACGTCTGGCTATATAATACCCTTACACGCAGATGTATTAGTTTCAAGACAAGAAGACAGAGTTTTTCTATCTTGGAAAACAGAAAAAGATATTTTTCAACTACATGGTCAATCATCACATAATGTAGAAGCACCACCTGGATATAGTAATTTAGTTTTTAAATATTTAAATACTTGGATTCCAATTACTCCAAAGGGTTATTCTGTATTAATTACAAGTCCATTTGGATATAGAAATTTGCCAATGATGGCTATACCAGCTATAATTGACTCAGATAGATCTTTATTAGACATGGCAAACCCTATGTGGATTAAAGATGATTTTGAAGGCATTATAGAGAAAGGAACTCCATTGATACAAGTTACTCCATTTAAAAGAGATGATTGGGAAGCCTCTTTTGAGCACTTTAAAAAAGATGAATGGAAAACTCATACTGAAAAGAACTTTTCAGCAAACATAGTAGGACACTATATTAAGAATATTTGGTCAAAAAAAAACTATAAGTAGGGGTAAAAATGAAAACAATTAAGTATATCTTCAAACACCTTAAAATGTTTTTAAAGCAAAAAAGATGTAGTCATGAAAGTGTTGATATGTCATCATGTCCATTTACTGGAATGACATATAAAACATGCAATGCCTGCTGGAAAAGAATCTCTGCTACAAAAACAAACGATTAAGAACTTGCAGCAATAGCTCAGTTGGTTAGAGCCCCCGACTCATAATCGGGTCGTCGTAGGTTCAAGTCCTACTTGCTGCACCAAGGGATTGAAGCATTAAAGTGATGCTCAGGACTTTTAATCCTGAGAAGAAGGAGCATTACCTTCCAGTCCTACGCATCTGTAACTCAGTTGGTTAGAGTACCTGCCTTATATGCAGAGAGCCGTAGGTTCAAGTCCTACCAGATGTACGATACCTCTGTAACTCAGCGGAAGAGTAACGGACTTCTAATCCGTAAGTCGTAGGTTCGATCCCTACCAGGGGTGCTACAATTAATATTCATTTTAGGTCTGTTAGCTCAGTTGGTTAGAGCGCTACCCTGTCACGGTAGAGGTCGTGGGTTCAAGTCCCATACAGATCGCATAAGGCACTATCGTCTATCGGTTAGGACATCGCCCTTTCACGGCGGAAAGACGGGTTCGATTCCCGTTAGTGCTGCCAATGATATAATAAATAAATGTCAATAGAAGAAGATATTAAAAACGTTTTATTTCAAATTGGTAAAGACATTAAAATACATAAAATAGACTCTCAAAATTCAATCATTGAAATAGACTATGATAAATACGTTAATGCTATAATTGATCTTATAAACAAAAAGGGGTAATCTTGGCAAAAATAGTTTTTCTTGGTAATTTTCGTGTTGACTATACTAGTGAAACGCATCATGCAAATACCCTGGAGTCTCTGGGTCATAAGGTAATAAGGCTTCAAGAATCTGAAGCAAAAAGTGAAGAAATTTTAAAATATTCAATAGATTCAGACTTGTTTATTTGGGTTCATACACATGGCTGGAAAACTCCTGGAAAATTTGAAATGGACAAGGTTTTATTGACACTTTCCGATTATAAAATACCCACAATAACATATCATTTAGATTTATGGTTTGGTTTACAAAGACAAAAAGATTTAAATAAGCATCCAGTTTATAAAAATATAGGTCATTTTTTTACTGTTGACAAAAAGATGGCAGATTGGTTTAATTCTAAAACAAATGTACAGGGTCATTACGTACCTGCTGGTGTTTATGATAAAGAATGTTACCTGAAAGATTTTCCTAAAACACATGATGTTATTTTTGTTGGAAGTAAAAGATATCACCCTGAGTGGGAATATAGACCTAAGTTGATTGATTGGTTAGAAGAAACATATTCAAATAAATTTGAGCATTATGGAAGCGGTGGAAAGCCATCAATTCGTGGAGCACAACTGAATAAGCTGTATGCAACATCAAAAATAGTTGTTGGTGATACTCTTTGTATAGGCTTTAAATACCCAGACTACTGGTCTGATCGGGTATATGAAACTATGGGTCGTGGTGGTTTTATTATTCATCCATATGTAAGAGGTATGGAAAGAGAATTTGAAGATAAAAAACATTTAGTGTTTTATGAATACGGAAACTTTGTTCAATTAAAAGAATTAATAGATTATTACTTAGAGCATGACGAAGAGCGTGAAGAAATTAGAAGAGCAGGGCACGAATTGGTTAAGTCTAACTATACCTATAAAAATAGATGGCAACAGATACTCAAGGAATTGAATATATGATTTACACAGTCCCAGAAACCAGCACTGTAATTTTTGATGTTAGAGAAAACTACCTAACAGATCAAATTGTAATTAGAGAGATTTGGGAAGAAGATGTTTATGAGGTAAAAAATACACGATTTAATAATGGTGGGGTTGTAATTGATATTGGTGCAAATATTGGGGCATTCTCTCTATATGCTTCATATCATGGAGCAATTGTGTATGCAATTGAACCTGAGCCACATAATCTAGAGGCATTAAAGAAGAATATTGAACTTAATAACAAAGAAGATAGTGTTTATGTATGTCCATATGCAATAAGTGATTATAAAGGAACAGCAGTTATATCAGATGAAGGTGGCGGAGCAACAATCGTAGATGATGGTATCTTTGGTGCAGAGGTAGAGGTAATGCCATTAGATATGTTTTTTGATCTATATCACATAAAAGAAGTTGATGTTTTAAAGATAGATGTTGAAGGTGCAGAGCCAGAAATAATTCTTGGCGCTTCAAAAGAAACCCTGCAAAAATGTAAATATATTACTATGGAGTTTGATATTCGCACTGGAAATAGGCTTGGGGAAATGACACAAAAACTTTCCGAGACACATCATGTTAGAACTATGGGCTCTTGGGAACGTGGAGGAATGGTTTGGGCATGGCTTTACTAGAGACAGATTATATAATTTGCATACCAGTATATAAAGTAACAGAGCGTGTATATAAATGCATGGAATCTATAAAAGATAAAAATGTTTTACTTATAGACAATAGTGGAAACAGAGAGTGTGAAATATTTGAAAAGAAGTATGGATTTCAAGTAGAGTATCAATCAGAAAATATTGGCTTAGCAAGAGCATGGAACATAGGATTAAAAAAGAATCATGAATGGACATTTGTTGTTTCATCTTCAATGCTATTCAATAAGCCTTTTTCTCATATCGTTGATATGCTTGATGACTTTAAGGGCTTAATGTTTAGAACACAGCACGGTTGGCATCTTTGTGCAATAAATAAAAAGTTAGTTTTAGAAATTGGATATTTTGATGAAAATTTTTATCCATATAATTTTGATGATTGTGACTGGGATCAAAGAACAAGAGTATTAAAAATAGCAGAGTATGGAAACCACGAAGTTGATGTAACATGTCAGATAGACGGCGCTGCAACAATAGACGGACTAAGAATTAAAATTGAACCGCTTCATGATTACTTTAAGGCTAAGTGGGGTGGAGATAGAACAAGGGAAGGTTTTGGCGAGTATAAATATCCATTTAACGATCCAACAAAGTCTTTAGACTATTGGGAAGTAAATGATATAGCAACACTAAAGAAACGGTATGGGCTAAAATAATGAGAACAATAGGGGTTTTACCAGCATCTGGAAAAGCATCTAGAATTGGTGGCATACCAAAGTTTTGTTTGCCAATTTCAGATGAAAGATCTTTACTTCAATGGCATGTAGAGCAGATGCTAGAAGTGTGTGATGAAGTTCGTGTATCAACTAGGGCTGAGTGGGTTCCTATTATACAAAATATGGACATGAATATCAAGTTAATTGTTCGTGAACCAACAACCATGTCTGATGCAGTTAAGTTTATGATTGGTGACTATAATGATACTGTTCTTGTTGGAATGCCAGATACTTATATATTAAATGCACCAGTAAATATTTATAAAGAAATGATGAAAGAAACAAATGCTGATTTGGTTTTAGGTGTTTGGGAATGTGGTGATGATTTAAAGGGTCGTGTTGGACAGGTACTTTTGTCTGGCGACAAGGTAATTGCTTCTGAAGATAAAACAGAAAGTTGTGATTACCCAGATATGTGGGGGACCATGATGTTTAGAAAGAATATGATCAGATATATAGATCCATCATTAGAGCACCCTGGAAAACAATTAAAAGAGTGGCTACTAGAAAGCTCTAACATAAGAGCAGTAAGACCTGGTGGAAAATATATGGATATTGGAACACTAAAAGGATTAAAACAGTTATACAAAGAAATGGACCTATGAGACTAGGAATTATTGCAAGATCAGACAATACTGGTCTTGGTAATCAAACTAAAGAGTTAACTAATATGCTACAACCTGCAAAGGTTATGCTAATTAACTCTACTTCATTTAATAAAAATAAACAACATCCTGAATGGTATGAAAAATATGATTGCCAACATATTCGTGGATTTCCAAAACCAAGTGATATAAATATATTTCTTCGTGGGCTAGATGCTGTACTATCTTGTGAAACATTTTATAATAAAGATTTTATATTTTTAGCCAGAAAAAGAAATGTTAAGACTATTCTTCAATATAACTATGAGTTTTTAGATAACCTTCAAAGACCAGAGCTAGACCTTCCAGATGTCCTTCTAGCACCCAGTTTATGGGGTTTTGAAGCTATTACAGAGGCTTTTGGAGCTAAGTCTAATGTTATTCACCTTCCCCCTCCAACTACGCATGAAGGCTTCTCTAAGGTAAAGGCTAATAACTTAAGTAAAGACTATAAAAGATTATTACATGTTGGCGGAAAAGCAGCACATTTGGATCGCAATGGAACAAATACAATAGTTGAAATGCTTAAATATTCTAAAACAGATTATGAAATTGTTATAAAATCTCAGTCTGATCTTGATATAAATATTAATGATAGTCGTTTATCTATTGACACTTCAAGTCCAGAAAATAGGGAAGATTTGTATTCTGGCTTTGATGGTATGGTCTTGCCAAGACGGTATGCTGGGTTATGTCTTCCAATGAATGAAGCTTTGTTGTCTGGACTACCAGTTTTTATGACAGACATATCTCCAAATAATACTATTTTGCCAAAAGAATGGTTAGTTAAATCTAATAAGATAGATCAATTTAGAGCAAGAACACTGATTGATGTTTATGAAGCTAATCCAAAAATGCTTGCTAAATTAGTTGATGAATATATTGGTAGTTCAGATAAAACAAAACAAAAACAAAAAGCATTTGACATTGGTTACAATAATTTTTCTGTTGATGTTTTAAAAAATAAATATATTGATATATTAAAATAGGGCGAGACCATTTCTGGCCCCGCCCCATCTTGAGTAAATAAATTACTCTTCAGACTTCTTCTTTGGTTTTGCAGCCTTTAAAGCTTTTTCAACCACTGAAGTTCCTGGCATACGACCAAATGCTGGATCGTTAGGATTAACTGCACGTGCTGCTACTGGAATAAGAGCACCAACAAGTGCTGCCCATAGATCCTTTGGATCTGTTACTCCAGCTACATATAAAGCTGCTACTGCACCAACAATTGAACGACCATATGATGCGAGCATTGCCTTATGTTTATTGTTTAGTTCCATGTTTTTCCTCCTAGGATAGAACCTTAATTAGTATAGCGTAACCAGCCCATAGACCAATAATTCCTGCAACTCCTGCAAAAACTGGTGGTGCTGGAACTGGTAATTTGAATGCAGCAAATACTACACCACATCCAAAACCTGTTATCGTTGATAGCAATATATCTTTCATTTATACCCCCCTATAGAACTTAAAATACTTGGTTTTTAAGTTTATATTATGTTTGTTTATTTTTTTTAAATCTTTTTCTGTAGCATCTCTTACCTCAATTAATGGTTTTTCTTTTTTAAATGGTATAAAATGTGCAATTGGAGTTCCTCTCTCAATAAATATTTCTTTTTTATCTGAATGAATTAAAAACTGTATATTCATTTCATTGTATTTATCAATTTGTCTAACTCCAGGTACTATACTGAAATCTTCATTAAAATGAAAATATGTTGGTAATTGATACATTAAGTATTCTTGATCTGAAAAAACCATCCAAGGACATTTCATTTTTAAAACCGCATAAGAATTTTTTCCAAAAAATTTATGTTGTGAATAATCTAAATACTGATTATTTGGATGCGTTCCCCATTCAAAAAGTGTGTTAGGAGTTCTCCATCTCCATTCTCCAGTTGATGAATCCACATAAATAACTGTATCTGTCCACATAGGCATTATGTATCCATTAGAAAAATAATCAGCAAAAGATGGACATATTTTTGCATTTCCAAAAAATGGTCCATTTTCTATATTTATGTTATTTTTTTCTGTTGGCATATTTTTCCACCAGTCTGGTATATATTTAGATACTGGTTTTGGAACACAGCTTTCAATACTTTCTAATCCTGGAATAGTAGAAATGAAACTTATCTCTGGTTTATTTTTTTTGCTAATCATTTTTTACGTCACTATCTGGACTATCTAATGGTGTTGGTGCGGTACAAAAAGTTCCGCATTCGTGACACTCTATATCTAAATGATACATACCTATGGTATATGTTTCTGAATCAAATGCAACTAATGCTCTAAATAAAGTGCCACCACAATTTGGACACTCACATGTAGGAATTCCCCTAGCGTCTATCACTAGAATCCTCTGGAAGTAATTTTTTTAATTCTTTTAATTCTAAAGATATTTTTTTAAGGGCATTATCATGCGAAATAATCATTCCTTCTACAGCCTGCCCATATTTATCATAATACTCTATGTGTGGTTCAACTTCATTGATAAATTTTTCTAGTCCAGATTGAACACTATCTATATAGTCATATGCCCATTCTCTAGAATCAGACAAAAATTTTATAAAATTTTCTTTATGGATATCTTCTTCTTCTTTGGTTGGCATATCATCAACTAAAGATCTTAATATTTGATTTGCCTCATAAAGCTTTTGAAAACCACTAACAAGATTTATTAATCTTTTTCTTATATTAAAATATAGAAGAAAAAAGACAAGAGATGTTGCTCCTAAAACAAAATAAATAATATCCATAAACACCTCTTTCAATACTATTGTACTACTATTATGTATCTAAGTCAAGCCATAGATTTTTTTGAAATCTACCCCAGCAAATTTTTCATATGCTTTTAAATGCCTATAATTGCCAGCACCAAAAACTCCTTTTTCAGTTCCACATAAAATTAATTGTTGTCTTTCTTTTGATTTTTGTTCTATTTCTTTCCAAGAAAGCTTTCTTATATTTTTATCTTTCCATATCTTGCTATAGTTTGCACGATTATAAAAATGATATACAATGTTCTTTGATGGAGAATATATGTCCCATCCCCTAGTCCATGCTCTCATAGCAAAACAAATCTCTTCTCCAAAAAAACTAATATCTGGATCGTATGGAACTTCCTCTACAATATTGCCAGAGGTAAAAATAAAACCAGCAAGGACTGTTGACGACTGCTCTGGATTTTCCCTTTCACTATTTATAAAATCTAATCTTTTAGCAGTCCACTCATTTCTTTTATTTAAAGATGGCTCTTGTCTAGTTGGATATGGTGGCTTAGTTTTATCATTTTTAATAAAATACATTTGTTTGTTTGGTTCTATATGAAACGGCGCTGGAAAATAAGATAAAATTACCTTGTCATTTTTAGCAATTAACTTTGCTGAATTATGTTGATCAATACATTCTATATCCCAGTTTTTTTCAAATATGGTGTGTGAATCTATTTGTAAATAATAATCTTCCCCATCGTACTGACTCATTGCAATTGATCTAGCATATCCAGCACCTTTTGCATCTCTTGGATGCATTTTAATTAATCGTAAATTTTTAACCCACGATAGGTCTGGAATATCTTTTTCTAAATCTTGAATAACTACAGAAAAGAATAATCTATCTGGATTAAAGGCATTATCAATTGCAGATCTAATAGTTCTAGTTAATTCTGGATCTCTATAGCTAGCAATTGAAATAAATATTGTCATTATTTAAAACTTTTTTTCGCTCTCTTTGAAGAATAATAACCATAAACTTTAGTAAAAACTTTTTCAGATTCATTATAAAATTTATTTTCACCTGGGTTTGTAAACTCTGATTCCCAAGACTCTCTTTTAAAAGGAATAACTTGTGCCATTGGCGTTCCCTTTTCAATTACACCCTCAAAACCATCTTTAATAAAAAATGGACAGTTAATTGCTGTAGTCAATATATCTGTATCAACTATTCCAGGTATTGATCTTATGGGAAGGTTTTGATACCCTACTGGATGAGTAAATAAGCATGACCATCCTGGAGGAGTTAAAATGTTCCATCCATGATAGTATTTGTATGCAGCCTTTCCAAATCCAGAAGGAACTTCAAATGTACTTGATTGTTGAAGACTCCAAACATCTAAAACTCTTTCCTGTGTTGCCCATTTTATTACTGGTATGCCATTTTCTTGTATAACTAATATGTCACACCACAATGGAATAATATATCCAGCTGTTATCATATCAATAGTTGGAGCACATTGTTTTACTGTAACATTTGCGTGTGGACCAAGATCAAGCTTTGTAGATGTAGAATATTTTGGTATTTCTTTCCACCAGTCTGGAACCATTTTTGCTGCAGGGACTGGTTTTTCTCTTACATTAAATACATGATCAGATTGTGCTTCAAATATAATTTTATTAGTTTTCATTTATTTCTTTCTTCGTGAGTAACCCAGTAATAGTTACATCCAACGCAGCAGGGTTTATTATAAATGCTATGTTTTGCATAAGCAAAATGTGCATAGTGTATAGGATCTTTTTCAAATAAACGAGCTTTATGAGTAGTTGTAATACGCATCATTTTACTTTTATCTGAAAACCATTTTGGCATATCTGTTCCCCATGTACCACTATAGCTTAATTCTAATTCTTGTATATTTGAATTATTTTTATCTGTTTTTATACCACGATTGTTAGCTTCATTAATCATTATATTTGCGTATGTTCTAAGAGAATACTCATACCCTTTCCACATAAGGACTGCTGGATGATTCCTCCATCCTCCAGTTGGAGATGCATTAGACAGCACTTTTAAAATTTGATACGCCTCAAGTATTTGCTTATTTAATCTTTTAGAATCAAGAACTTGTGCAGACTCATAAATGTTGCTATGTGGAAAAAATGTTTGAATGATATGCCCCCAATATTAGTTACACTACTATTATATCAAATATAGATAATAAGTCAAGATTAACTATGAATCTTTTTTAAGATTTCATAATGAGTTTCAGCGTTGTTAACTATATTTCTCCAATGTATTGACATTTTTTCTCTTTCTGCAAAAATTGGATCTAGCTCTTCTTTAACATTTATTTTGTATAAATGGTTTAGTGTGTCAATACTCCATTTATTTAATGGATAATAGTCAAAACCTTGAGTAGCTATAACCATATACAAAATATTATCCATTTTTTGCTCAATGTATGACTTTACATTTAGATCAATGATAGAGTTGTTAAACTCACGTGACGATATTCTATTCCAATATTGACTATCATCTCTCTGTGTAAGCTGAAAATGCATAGTAACAAAATCAAATGTATTTTGTATTCTTGTAATTGTACTTCTATTAAATGTTTCAATATCCCACGAAGTAATTGCGCCCCGATTAGAAAGAATTCCACAAAAGTCTAGAAGTGCACCGTGAACAAATAATAATCCAGTGCTTTCTAGTGGCTCTAAAAATGCAGCAGACAAGCCTATTGCTAATACGTTTCCAACAAAACATTTTTCGTAATATCCATTTTTTACAGTTATATGTTTAAAGTTTAATTCTTTTGATCTGTTTGGATTATATACAGCCATTTTATCGGAATCTAGATAATCTTTAAATTCTTGTAAAGCATCTTCATCACTGATAAATTCATCACTATATATATAGCCTGTTCCAATACGTGACCAAAGTGGTGTATTCCAAGCCCACCCATTTTTTAATGCTGTTGCATTAGTAAAAGTTTGCATCTCTTTATCTTTATCTGTATATTGAACAGGTGCAAAATAAGCTTTATTATTTGGTAAGTTGTCTTTAGTGCTAATGAATGGAACATCAAGATGCTGTCCTAAAAGCAAACTTTTAAATCCAGTGCAATCAACAAATAAGTCTCCATGTATTTCAGTTCCATCTTCTAAAACAATAGACTCTATTGTTCCATCTTTTTTATCTATAATTTTATTAACAGTTCCTAAAATTCTTTTTACACCTTTAGGTGTACAATATTTTTCATAAAGCCAAATAGCAAATTTATTTGCATCAATTTGAAATGCCAAATCTCTTTCTGGACGATATGATACTCCGAATGATTCATCGTGTTCCATTACAATTTTATTAGTATAAAAAGAAGAATCCGCTGGCCAATAATATCTAGCAAAATCACGATTATCTGTTTCTGGATAAAGATATTTTTTTAATGGCCAATCATTTAATTCTAGTACGTGTGGTTGTCTTGCTGCATGTCCAAATGGGAAAAAAAATGTTGGAGATGTTTCAGTTTTAAAATTAGTAAAACCAAGACCAAGTTTAAAAGCTGCATCAGTCTCACGCATAAACTCATCTCTATCTATGTCAAGAAACTTTAACCAAGTTACAAACTCAGAAGTTGTACTTTCGCCAACACCAATTCTTGGTATTTCTGCACTTTCTACTACCAATATTTCTTTTTCAGGGAAAGCTTTAATAAATGTAGCAGCACTCATCCAGCCAGCGGATCCTCCACCAACAATTACTATTTTATTTATATTTAACGTCATTTATTTAAAGGCTCCCTAGTTACCAATATTATAGCACCTTCCATTTCAAGTGCTTTTTTAACCATAGAAACATACTTTATTGCTTCTATTTTTTCATCGTGTGTCATATTAATAAATGATTTTTCATCCAGTTTTATAGTAATAAAGCTAGTATTATCAATAACGTTTACACCAAAATTTTTTGGAGGAATAATAGAATGAAATGCTCTACGCATAGAATCTGTATACATTATTTTCTACCCCACTGTATGTAATTCCATCCACGCTCATGTATGTAATAAATAAATACTTTAACTACCGTTTCCCAGAACGCAATTGTTGCAGAAAGGGCAGCGTTCCTTGTTATAACATAAGCAACTGCAACAGATGAAAGAGTTCCCCATATGCGATAACTAAGTGCTTTTGCAAATGACCTAGCCCTGGTTACTTTCATCAGTGCCTCCCCATTTTTTATCAACAATGTAAACCATAACCCCAGCAATTATAAAAGAAACAACAACTGCAATAGCATTCTCTACCATTTATATGCCCATCTCTTTGCGCTTTTGTGTTGCAGAAATTGCATGAATATCTGCACCTAAATCTACTTGCTCAATCTTATATCCTACATCACGACCATATACAATGTTGGTAATGTTAGGTAATCTAAGAACCATTGCGCCATCCATAAATTCATCCTTGGCAATATATTCTTTTACCTGATCAAACTTAAGTGGATCTTTCTCGCTTGTATTGTAGGTATTGCGTACTCCAAGAAGAACTTGGTCTGTTCTCTTACCAGCCTCCTTATAAAGTGCGTGGTGGCCTTCGTGCCAAGGTTGATATCTTCCTAGCATTAGCGTTGTAGGTGCAGACCAATCATGTAATCCAAAAGTATTTATAACCATTGTAGACTTTTCATTTTGATCTAAATCGTGATTGCTAAATTTAAAGTCGTATGTTTCTGGTTTCTCAAACATCTTATTAGTGTCTTCAAACCTACCCTCAGCAATCGTATCCATGAACACTAGAATATCTGGCTTTCCAAATGCTGCACGAGCTAAATCTGTTGGACATACAAAATCTACTACTACTGGAGCAACTCCTTGCTTAGCTATAAGTCTAGCCATCTCTCCCATACGACGTGCCTGCTCAATTCTATCTTCAGCACTGAAACCAAGATCAGAATTTACAGTTGCACGAACTTCATCTGCGTTTAGATGAATGGCATTAATGCGTTCTTTTAGCGCTTTTGCTAATTCTGTTTTTCCAGATCCAGGTAAACCTATAATTTGTATAATCATTTATTGCTCCATTGTCAGTGCTTGCCATGTATAAGACCATTCTTTTTTAGTCTTATGACTATTAAATTCTCTAGAGATTTCTCCATTTTCTAAATAGATACCTCCCCAAACTCCCCACTCTTTTCCAGATACGCCAACGGCAAAACAGGTTTTAGATACAGGACATGTTCTACATAAAGAATCTACAAACTCTCTTGTTTCTATTTGTTCTTCGTAGGTATCAAAAAATACATTAGTCTCAGAACCTAAACATAATGCATCATCTTTCCATAGATGCTGTTTCATATTTAGCCTCTATACTTGTTTGGTATATCCCATCCATTACGTGTAACTGAATAGATGCGCTGTAGATACCAGACTCCATCAACCCTAACACCGTTAACGGCAGTACGACCTGACTCAGATCTTTTAAGATCTCTTACATCCCAGCCAAGCCAAGATAGCTCTTTATTTTTTGCTACAATTTTTTCCATTTTTTCTAAATTTGTTACAATCATTATTACTCCTAATATCTAAAAATTCCAACTTCAATATTTTTTAATTCTGCTTCTGCAACTAACTTAGAAACAGACTGCTTAGGCTTACTTAAAAATGCAAAATAGTTTATATACTCCATATTTTCAATTACCCATGAAGGTGGAACCTTGTAGTTTTTAATTTTCATTCCACGTGCCTTCATTCCACGTTCAGACAAATTACAAAATTCTATAACCATAGAATTAACTTTAGATGGACCTACAGAGTATATGTGTAGTTCGGTATCTTCATTTTTCATTTCAGACATAGCAACTCCCATTGCTCGCAAAAAAGTATTGTAGTCGTTAAACTCGTTACTACCCTGAACCACTAAATTCATCTGTCATCCTCCTTTACTATATTATCCAGTATAAAAAGCATTTTGTCAAGCTCTTGTTTAGACATTTCGGATATGTTTACTGGTTGTGCATTTACCATGTTAGGAATATTATCAATAACATTAGTATAATAAAATATGTTATCTTGAACCCAATATGCGGTCTCGTCAAAAACTAAAACTTTTACAGCATCCTTTTGTCTACTATTCATTTGTGTTTTTTTTTGTTTTTTAACTGTTTGATTGTTTAAATATTTTTTTATTAATATGTGATTGTCTAATTGAGATGGCACATAGTCTTTTTTATTATAAAAAAAATATCTATAAACAAAAAAAAATAATATAAAAATTATTGCATATGTTTCTAACATAGGCTACTATTTCTTATTGTTTTTTCTTTTTTTTACAAAAACAGTTTCCCCATCATGATTTGTAGTTTTTACCCTATCTGTTTCATTTTCAATAATACCCTCAAAATGTGCTAATCTTCTTTGATATGACTCAATTAAATTTTTTTGTGACTCTTTAAAAGAGTCTTGTCTTTTATTAATTTCTTCTTCCATAGATTTATTTTTATCTACTAAAATTCTTTGCACATCTACCTGAAGCAGAACATACTTATATTCCAGATCAACGCATTTTGCCTTATAATAATCTACAATTTTTTTGTAGTCTTCAAAGGTTAAATTATTTTCAGACATTACCCAAACCCCTTATTTTAAACTAAAATTAGAACCTTGCCAAAGCTTTTCTGTTTTTTTCTTTTCACGTTCAACAATTGAGCGTGACCAAGAAAATCCTGCATCCCCACCCCAAGCATCCCACATAATTCTTCCATTAGATGGGTTACTAGTATTATAGAAGTCTTTTCCCTTTTTGTCAACCTCATGACGAGAAAAGAAAGAATACATTCTTTTAACTGTATCTAATGAAAGTCCACGTCCAGCAACTATATCTGTTGCTCTTCCCCATCCGACTGGAGTTCCAGCACCTGTTGCTTTACCTTCTTCTTTCCAACGCAAGGCACGTCTAGCTGCTGCCTTCATTCCAGAAGTAGGAGTATATGTGTCAGCTTTATGAAAATCTGATGGATTTACTATATTACTTCTTGTCATCTTTTTTATACTCCCCATACTTACCAAGAACTGATTTAATTGTTCCGTTTTTATTAAGACGCACAATCATTCCATCTTTTATTTGAATGGCATTAAAAGGATGCTTAGTTTTATATTTTCCAGATGACATTATTTTATAAATGGGTTAAGATCAAAAATTGATCCAGACCATTCCCCCATACTTTTTGAAGTTTCTGACTTGTATGTTCCTCCACGACGCTTATACTCTTGTACCACCCAACCATTTGCAACTGCAGATGGATATACATCAAACTTATCTTTTGCTTCTTGAACTATTCTTGCATATAAACGTGGATTTGATGGAGTTGACCCACCTCTACGTGGCTTAATCATTTCTCCATAGTTTGGCTTCTTAGCCTTATTCATATCTGAACAACACATGCTCTTCATTCCAGATGCTAAACATACTGGACATTGATCACAGCTAACGTTCAATTCTTTACATGTTGGACATCCGCACCCCTCATATTGCTTGTCCATTTCATCATCTTCCATATCGTCTTCTTCAGTAATAGACCCGTCTACTGACTTATCTATTCCAACATTTGATTCAAGAGATGGCATTGCCATTACTTCTGATGCTTTCTTTCCAACAAAGTATTCTGTTTCTTCTAATCCGCCCTCTTCCATTTCAAAGAGTTGAATTAATACCGCTGGTTCTTCTGGTGATGCCATGAGAGCATACTCTGATCCAGGCATTCCAAGCATACCCTCTGTCATTACATGAACTACACGACCAACATAAACTTCGTCGTCATTTGGTGCCATCACCATGTCGCCCTCTTTAATCATAGACTTACCTATATTTCCTTCGCTAATATTAATAGCATAAATTTGACGAGCAGCAGCTCCTCTTGTTTTATGGCAGCCCATAACAGTACCGTCGTCTTTCAGGGCAGGGTATCCTGCACAACCGTACGAACCTTTAGAACCTACATGATATGGCACACTTACATTATATCAGAGTTCTTAGACCTTAAGATTCTCTTTATTTCTTCTATTCCCCATCTATCTTCTTTAGATAATTTGGAGATTTCTACCTCATCAAATGCCTTTGACGTAAGGCGAACTATAGGATTATTTTCTGTCATATTAATATTTAAAAATCCATTTTCCCATAGCCTCATAAGTTCTCCATTGACATGGGCAACATGCTCTTGGTATAGCATTGGAGATACCTCTTTTAATTTAGGGGTAAAGTTGTATAATAACTCTCCAGTTTCCATATCTATTCCAGCTGGCTCCAGTGCTCCAGAAAGAATTAGCTGGTCCATCATTTCTTCATGCTCATTATCCATTTATAAATTCTACCAATTGCTCTCTTGTTTGTCCACCAATAATTCTATTTTTTTCTATTCCCTCATCAAATAAAATAAAAGTTGGTATAGATTGAATACCAAAATTCTTAACTAATTCGTAGTTATCATCAACATCAATAATCTGAAACGCAGCAGTGCTTTGCTCACGATTTAATTGTTCAACAATTGGTCTTGTCTTCTTGCATGGTTGACACCAGTCAGCAGTAAAATAATAAACAGTTTTCATTATTAGTTAGAACTTCCAACTAATCTATTTTCAATTAGTTTTTCTCGTTCATCAATAATCTCAAGCATAAAAGACATCATTTTTGTATAAGAGTTTGGATCATTCATGATTTTATCGTAATGATGACCACAAAACATTAAATCTCCAGTTACACCTTTCACCTGCACATAGGCCTGTGCTCCACATTTATCGCATCTATCTATTGCTTTTAATTGCCATTCTTTTTCTTGTATAGTTGGATGATCTTTAATAACTGGTCTAGCCATAATATTATTATACTCTACTTTCTGTTATCCGTTGAATAAAATCCTGAACCATTAAAAAGAACTCCAGGTGGGCTTGTCCACATTCTTGTCATTATTGTTTGACAACAGGATGGCTCTCTATCTTCACCAAACCCACGCTGGAATTCTATTACAGAAGAACAAACATTACATTTATAGTCATATACTGGCATAAACTTAGTATATCACTGCATAATCAATGTTGTCAACTGTTACTTGATTTTGATTGTTTTTGGTTTTTTTTCTTCTGGAATGTTTCTTTCCACGAAGACGCTAAGAATACCGTCTGCCATTTCAGCACGATCAACCTCCATATACTCTCCAAGAGCAAAGGTGCGTGTGAATTTCCTGGTTGCAATACCCTTATGCAATACCTCGTTTGAAGCATCTTCGGTTTTCTCACCCTTGATAATTAAACTTCCATTATCTACAGAAACCTCTACCTCACTCTTACTAAAGCCAGCAAGTGCTAAAGATAGCTTATAAGTGTCTTCATCAAGCTTTACCACATCATACGGTGGATAAGACTGACGAGTTGCTTCACGATGTATGTTTGAAAGACGGTCCAACTCTCTGTTGAAACCAATAAAAAAAGGATCTTTAAAAAGATCCAATGCAAATGAACTTACCATTTTATTCTCCTTTTCAGCGAGTTTCATTTATGTACCCCCTTTTGGCAGGCACAGCAATAATTATATCACATATTTATATTAAGTTTTGCTTAATTTCCTTTAATATGTGTTTTTTATGATTAAATTTTTCATAAAATAAATCTAAGCTATGATATCTTTTAGACTTATAATTTTGAATACTAACTGAAGATTTAAGATAAGACTCAATTTTATCATTAACAATGAATTGTTTAAAAACTATTTTTTTATCTGTATGAAATCTTATGTAATAAAGAACATCTTCGTATCCAACATTAAATTCATCAAAATTGTCTTTTAAAATAAATGGAAATTCTAATGGCCTAAACCACTTTCCTATATCATATTGTCCAGGAATTGGTATGCATCTTTTTGATATTTCGTTTTGTTCTAAGAATGGAAATTCATAAGCTGTTATTGGCAAGCTTTCTTCGTCTGTAAAAAATATGTATCTATTATTAAAACTAAAAAACTTATTTTCTATAGATCTTACAACTACATGCTCATCAAAAAAGTTTTGATCGTACATATCTGTTTTTAATTCATTATCTATAATTGTAAAGTTATAATCATATAATGAGTTTACAGAATAAAGATTTTTTAAATTTTTATTAAAAGCTGGACAATAGTTTAGGGACGTTCCTCCATAATTACTATTGCTTATATCGGATGAATAAAAAGTTTTTGATACGCTAAAGGGTTCTTTAGCTCTCATCCATTCACTTTCAAAACAAGCCCAATAAACATTTATACTCATATTTTTGTTTCCTCACTTATTGTATCAAAACTTTTTGTCAAATAAGTAATTGCTCTATTTAGTCTATCTGTATTGTCTTGAAATATTCCAAGTCCCCTGTTACAGTTATGGCATAAATGTCCTCTAAATGTATCTGTATTATGATCGTGATCTACTACCCAAATACTTGCATTTCCACCAGTACCTTTTAATTCTTCTTCATTTTTTAAACAAATAGGACATATGTAATCTATTGGAGGATATCCATATAATTTTCTAAGAACATCTCTTTCTTTTGAAAGTTTTTTTGCACAAGACTTACACTCAGGTCTTAAATATTTACCACCGCTTGATGGTGAAAATTGAGAAACTGATAATTCTTGTTTACATTTGCTACAAGTTTTCACGAGCCCCCCGTCAGGATTGAACTGACGACCTTCCGCTTAA